CATTGTTTTCATTTGTTTACACGGACCACACCACGGTGCACTAAAAAATAATATTTCTTTTTTCATATGTTTCTTTCTTTTAACTTACTTGTTCCCAACCCCAGTCTTCACCACTCATACCGTCTGCATTATAGTCTGTTACTGTTCCTTCAAAGAAGTTCTTAAAGGAGTCACCGTTTATAATCCAGTCTAACCACTCTAGAGGATTATGTTTAACCTTAAAGTTAGGTTTAAGTCCTAACTGGATTAAACGTCGGTCTGCTAAATATCTAATATATTGCTTGACCTCTTCTTTTTCTAATCCTTCAATAGCGCCCATTTCATACGCCAAGTCAATAACTTTATCTTCAAGCTTTACAGCTGTTCTATACATCTTGTATATTGCTTTTTTAAAGTCGTCGTTAACAACTCTTGGATGCTCTTTGACATACTCTCTAAATAGTTGTGTCATCCCTTGCACATGCATTGTCTCATCTCGAATTGACCATTCAACAATCTCACACATTCCCTTCATCTTACCAAATCTTTGATAGTTAAGAAGCATAACAAAGGCTGAGAATAGACTCATTCCTTCGTTACAAGCAGACTGTGCCAGAGCAAGACCTAATCCTTTACGAGTAGATACATCATTGTCTTGCATAAACTCAATCTTGTCTGACATCTCTTTAAACTCTAGAAAAGCGCTATACTCTTCTTCAGGCAGCCCTAATGTATCATTTAAAAGTGCATAAGATCTTTGATGAGTACCTTCACGATTTGCGAAGCTTAACAACATACTTCTAATCTCGTTATTTTTAAACTTAGGAATAAATAGATCACAATAGTTACCACCTACTTGAACATCACTTTGTGTAAAGAGACGCAGTATCTGTGTAATGTGATTTTTCTCTTCAGTAGAAACTTTTCCACCTTTCCACTGATTAACATCTTCAGCTAACTTGGCTTCCCAGCTTCCCCAATGTATCTTTTCATGACTCTCAGCTATCTCCATCGCCCATGGATATTTAAAAGGCTTATAAGTCGTGTTATATTTTAATAATGACATTTGTTTATCCTTTGTAAAACGTCTGTATAATAATTATCCTTGGCAGCTTAAACATTCTTCAGGATCTGAAAAGTCTTGAAGTTTATCTTGTTTAACAGACTCACTAACTTTTTCTGCTGATGCACCTGAGTTTGTACGCAAGTAGTATAAGCCTTTAAGTTTTTTCTTCCAAGCTCTAATATGAACTGCGTTAACGTAAGCTTTATCAGTCCCAGCTGGGAAAAACAAGTTAACACTTTGACCTTGACATATAAATTCTTGTCTGTCTCCTGCGTGATCAACAATCCAGCGTTGATCTAACTCAAATGCAGTTTTAAAAACTTTCTTATGCCAGTCAGACATCCAGACTAAATGTTGTACAGAACCTTCAGCTAAAATAATAGACTTCCACTGCTCTTTAATCCAAAGTTCTTTATCTTTTAAATCTAATTCTTCAGAGTATTGTTTAACTACTTTTTCTAAGTGAGGATTCTTTACAAGATATGAGCCAACTCTTGTTCTGTGTGTATAGGCATTTGATTTCCAAGGTTCAATAGAAGGAGAAGTTCCAGCGATAATTGAAGAGTTTGCATTTGGAGCAATAGCCAAAAGATGTGAGTTTCTCACTCCCCACCCAACACCATCAGGACACTCACCTTTTGTTTTGGCCAACTCTATTGTTTTCTGTTTAGCTCTTTCTTTAATGCATGTAAATATATTTATGTTTGCAGCTTTTGCAATACCAGATTCAAACGGGATATTCTTAGATTGCAAGTATGCATGGAATCCCATTGCTCCTAAACCAAGACTTCTCTCGCTTCTAGCAGACTTAATAGCTCTGCTAAGATGATTTGGTGCATTGTCTATAAAGAACTCAATAACGTTGTCTAAAAACTCTATTAAGTCTTCAACAATTGATGAATCACTCCACTCATCAAACTTTTCAACATTTAAAGAGCTTAGACAACAAACTGCACTTCTTTCAGGTGAAGTTGCCAAGTGGATTTCATTGCATAAATTACTACCGTGGATTTTTAATCCTAAATCTTTTTGAAACTGTGGTAGATGTCGATTTGCCTCGTCAATAAAGTTAACATAAGGCTCGCCTGTTCTAAACCTAACTTGTACTATTCTTTGCCATAATTGTCTTGCATCAATTGTATCTCTCACAGACTTATCATTTGGATCAATCAAGTCCCAGCTTTCGCCTTTAATAACTGCTTCCATAAAATCATCTGATACGTTAACAGCATTATTTAAGTTAAAGCACTTTCTATTAGCGTCACCACCTGTTGGCAACCTTATACTTAAAAACTCAACTATATCAGGATGTGATACATCCATATAGGCTGCATAGCTTCCTTTTCGAGTCTTTCCTTGTCGATAAGCCGTCATATCACTATCAGCTGTCTTTAAAAAAGGTATCGGACCAGGTGAAATAGAACTATTAGATCTAATATTACTCCAATGTCCTCCAACTCCGCCACCCTTGACTGACATCCATCGCAACTCATTTGAGTGATTAATGAGACCTTCAAGAGAATCATCTACGTAACTTAAAAAACAAGATATAGGTAAACCTAGCTCCGAGCCACCTGGCATTGGTGCGTTTGACAAGATTGGAGATGAAAACATAAACCAACCTTTAGCTGCATATTCATATATTCTTTGTGCAAGAGACAAGTCATAACTTTCTTTTTGCTTGTTATAAGAAAATGCAACTGCAGCCCTTGCAAAACTTTCTTGTGGTGACTCTTCATGATCTTGCATATAATAATCTTCAAGCAATTTACTTGAAAAGTCTGTTAAAATGTCATCATAACCCGTATCAATAGTAATGCCACAGCATTCTTTTTTCATATTTCAACCCTTATTCTAATCTGAACTTCCTACTTTTCCACTCTTTCTCTGAGAAAGCTGGGATAGATTTAAGTATTCTTCTTTGTCTATTTCAGAATATTGGTTATCACATTTAACGACAATAATTTGAACAGGAAGTTTCTGGCCTTTTTTTATAGTATACTCTTCATTACTAATGTTTACAAGATTAACAAATATTTCTCCTGTATATCCTTCATCAACTACACCAGCTCTGTATTTAAGTGGTGTCTTTGTTATTGATCCTCTTTCTTTTATAAGAGTAACGTAACCTTTCGGAGTAAAAACATGTAATCCTGTGCTTATCATTGCGCCTTTTATATTAGATATTGAAGGCATAACAGTTATATCTTCACTTGAATTGTAAAGATCTAAACCAGCGCTTTCGCCTTCATAAGCTGGAACATAGTCTTTAATATTATTAGATTTAAGTGTTTTATTTAAGTTTTCGTTGCAATAAATCTTAATCATCTTTTTTGTTTACTTCTTTCCACTTTTCTCTAAGTTTTTCTTTCATTGAATTGTTGTCTTGCGCTACTGCCTCATTAAGAGACATTTCTGTGTCATCTAATATTTCAAACTTTGATTTGGCTGTGTCAATATTAATCGGAAATAGTAATCCATCACGGCCTGCTCTGTTCTTCGCAACAAAGATACGACCACTGCCTAAAGACTTTTCCATAGGCTTTCTACTTATTGATAAAACAACGTCAGCTACTTGAGCCTTTCCGTATGATTCGCCTAGGTTTTCTAAACCAACTACATCTGACTTAGAAGAATCTTTGTTAGCTTGCGATGCTGTCCAAATAGGTATTTGCAATTCTACAGCAAGATTTCTTAACTCTGTATAAATTAGCTTTAGCTCGTGTCTTAAAGAATCATATGCCTTAGAAGACTTCATTACGTCAGCGTAATCAACAGTCACCAAACTAGGTTTAAAACCTTTTAACGTAAGCTTTTCAATATGATTTCTCAATGTCATAACTGAAGCTGAGCCTGTTGGGTATTCTTTAATAATAAGCTTGCCTAACTCCATCTTCTTGTATTTATCAACTACTTCAAGTTTTCTTTCAATAATCTCATTACTTGGTATATCACAAAGATTTGAATCATACCTCTTGCCTGTGTCATGCTCTGACAACTCGAATGTATAGTGTATTACGTTTTTACCAGCTCTCATCGCTGCACATCCCATTGCAACTAAGAAGTGAGATTTGCCTACACCAGTATTTGCTGCAATAACACCTAATTCACCACGCCCTAAACCGCCTCTAAGAATATCTTGTGAATCAATCTTGTCTAAACCAGTTGGGCAGACTTGCCTATTGATCTGGACAAATCTTGCTTCAATATCATCAAAGAAATTATGACCAGCTGTGTTAGGCATGCCGACAGAAATAGCTTCTTTCATAATGTTAAGAACTGACTCGTATTTCTCTGTTTGAATAAGTTCAACACTTTGTTCTAATGCATCTTTAAATGCTTGCCGCTTGCAAAATTCAAGAGACTTATCTTTTACATACTGTAAGTCGCCAACGTCAGGATTAGTCTTCATCCTATGAAGATATTCTATGATTTGATCTCTAAGCACATGATCTTTAGACTTTGAAAGATCTTCTTTAATAATTGTAATTAATATTGTAAGCGTTGGAAATGTTTTGTATTTCCCGTAATAAGCAAAGTATTTATCACAAAGAAAAGAAAGATACTTTAAATCGAAATATTCAGGACTCATTACTTCGACCATTTGTGAGGACCATTGAATATCTGTTAACATGCTTTGGAAAACTTTTTCTTGAAAAGCTTTGCCGAACTTAGAAAAGTTTTTATTTTGACTCATTAAATACTGTTCCTTAATGATGATTTAATTGATATGAAAAACGAATGAATATCAAAGGTATTAAGACCTTCTCTATTTATAATTTTATAAAGGTCCATCTTGTTTATCTTTGACTCTTTGTTATCTAGCTGGTAATTAATCTTTTTAATTTGATCAGCACTTAACATTAATGAATCAAGATACATTAATTTCCAATTTTTTCTTATATTAGTTTCATTCTCTATTATATGATCAAAGAGCTTTATTTTACAACCAGAATTAACTTTATTATGTGACTCATTTATTATATCATCTATAGTCACATCTTCGTCTAAAGATAAAACAGGAAATCGTTTTGCCATGCTTTTAAAACCTGCTCCTTTAACACCTGCTAATCCGTCACTTTGATCGCCCACAAAGCATCTTGAAAGACAAAAATTTCTTGCCGCTATTTGCCATTTTTCTAATACATATTCTGCATCAATCAGTTGTTTCTTGTTAGGCGACCAAATTTTTGTATACTCGTCTAAAAGCTGGTAATAGTCTTTGTCAGACGTTACAATTATTTTATTTATTTTTTCTTTCTTAGCTTTTGTAAGATAAGCAATAACATCGTCAGCTTCACAATCATTTACATATATTTGTGTTACTGGCGTTTTATATAATATCTCTACTAAAGTTTTTAACTGATAGTTTCTATTCTCTTCTGTATCAGGTATGTCACCACTATAATAATGACTTCTATTTAACCTTACAGGTCTTCTGCCATTCTTATAGTTTTTATCAATTGCTCTTCTTCTTAAAGAGCCTCCACCTTCCCAGGCTACAACTATATTTCTTGGCTTAAACTTTCTAGCCAAATGATCAATGTTTCCAAGAAAGCCAATTATCCCACCACATAATTGACCGTTTAAACTCTTTGATGGGTTAGCAGCAAAATGTCGCATAAAAACATTTAGACCATCAATATAAATAATTGGCTTCTCTATCATTCTACTTTAACATTTCAAAAGCATCTTCGTGTGTATCCATTACTTGTCTTGCAACTTCTTCAATTTCAACATAGCTTTCAGGATTAATATCTGGGTCGTCTGTTAGGTTTTTTCTAGTCATTGCTTTTTCTAGGAGCATCTCAACATATTGTCCGTATTCTGGGTGCCTAACTATTTCATCAAAGTCTGCTTTATAAAACTTTTTATCAACAATCACTTCACCTTCGTCAAGAGTTGTGACAGTAATATTTTTCCATGCACCTCCACCTCCAATATCAATGTGATAGTTGTCAATTTCTTCTGGTCCATGTTTTCTCAACAAATCAAACATTTGCTCGTGCTCTTTAATACCTTTGCCAAAGTGTATTTCAAAGTTACAAGTTCTAAAAGGTGCTGAAACTTTGTTTTTAATTGTCTTTGCAGAAACGTTTATACCAATAGGCTCTTTATCCTTATTAAGGATTTGTGAACCTGCTCCTAGCTTTAACCTAACAGAGCTGTGAAAAGGTATTGCCATTCCGCCAGGAGTTGTTGTAGGATCACCGTACATAACACCTACTTTTGTACGAATCTGATTTAAACAGACCATGAGCACTTTTTCATTAGCTATTACGCCTGTGATCTTTCTCATTCCTTTAGAAATAGCACGTGCTTGAAGACCTATACTTTCTTTATCATAGTCACCTGTTAACTCTGCCTTAGGCGAAGTTGCAGCAACTGAGTCCCAAATAATAGTCACAGGAACATCTTTGTCCATAGCTTTTGCTTTAATAATAGTACTTTCTGCAATAGACAATACTTCTTCAGTACAGTGTGTATCAACATATACAAATCGCTTTGTAATGTCTACACCTAAAAGTCTTAAGTTTTCTACAGATGTAGCGTTTTCTGTGTCTATGTAAACAACAATGCCTCCCATCTGTTGTGTAGACTTTGCAATCTGCGTGGCAATATGAGATTTACCGATAGAAGGAGGACCAAATATTTCAACAATTCTACCTTCAGGCAAACCTCCATCTCGTCTGTTAGAGATAATATAATCTAACTGCTTTGATCCTGTACTTATCCATCTTTTTACGTGGGTTGGCGACTCATCTGTGCTTAGATTGTAAGCGACTCTTGTTCCTCTTTCTTTGTTAAGCGATTTAATAAGATCTGCTGTAAAGTCGTTTAGCTGGACTTCTTCTTGCTTGACTTCTTTTTTGGCTTTTTTTGGTTTTGCCATTTTATTTCCTTTTTAAGATTATATCTTTATTATAATATGATCATACATTTTATACAAAAAAACCAGCAAAAAGCTGGCTTTGTAAGATTAACAGTCTAAGTGTTATATTATAGTGAATCTAAATCAGCAAATGCATCATCTAGACTCTTATACTTGCCATTAATAGCGTCTGGTGAGTTTTCATCTGTTTGAGATCCACCTCTAGTTGTTTCTTGCTGTGAGCTATCTGAATCGTCTCCATTTAACCACTCATTAATAATTCCTTCTAACTCTTCATAAGACTTAAGTTCAAAGAGATCATTAACGTCCGGGATGCTGTCTAGCCACTGCTTTGTCTTTGCAGAGTCTTCTGATAGCATTGTATCTTTGCCTCGAGGTCTTACATCTGTTGTTGCCCATTGCTGGCCAGGATTTTTTTGACAACTAACTCTTACATCACGACCTTCGTGTGGGTCGGTAATATCACCATAGTCTTCGTCAAGCATATAATTAAGAAGAGACTGGTAGACTGTTTTGCCAAATGCCCAAAGTCTTACACCTTTTTCTTCTTCACCACGTACAACAACTGGTGCATAGCATCTCATCTTTGGATATAGTTTCTTTGCTAATTCGTAAGACTCTTTTGATCCTTCGTCGCGTAACTTTGTAATGAGCTCTTGAATAGGATCAGGCTTGCCAAACTGGTAAGGAGAAAGAAGACCACGATTTGTGCCAATGTTATAATAGAACATTAGCTCTTTAAAAGGCTGTCCATCATTATCAGGATATGCCATAAGTCGTACGGTTGTCTCTGCGCCTTCTTCTGGTCGCCACATAACATTTTTCTTAGAGTTTTGCCCACTGAGTTGTCCAAGTTTCTTGCGGATTGCTGCTAGATCAATAGCCATATTGTTCAATACCTTTCATAGTATTTGTTTAAAATTTTAATTGGTTATTTGTTATTTTTTTAATTTGTTTTTGTTACCAATTGTGATAACATTATATGTTGAATATTTTTAATTTACACTTATTAAATTAAATTGTTTTGTTCAATAAACTGAGCTAGTTGTTCTGAGTTTGTTGAGGTAAAGCTTTCATTCCCTTTAGATGTATAAAGTCTAGTTGATATTATGTATAATGCACTTGATATTTTTTCAATATCCTTGTTTAACAAACCATTGTAGAGCTCTTGACAAAACAAATCAAATTTTCCAGGTGAAAAGAAAGTTCTATAGTTAAGAGGTAAAGTAGACTTGCTGCTTAAATATTTGACTAACTTAAAAATATTTCTAGCAAAAGACTGTTTCTTTTGTGGATTTTCTAACTGCGCAATAAAGCCTTGGGCTCTACTAATATTATCTAAATGACTATTAGTTTTAAATTCAGCATAGACTGCAGCTTGAATGCTTTGTAATTCGTCAAAGTCTTGATTAGGCACTTTAAAAAATGTATTTTGTCCATTGCTCGTCATATTAACTGCAATTCCTTCTATTGGACTTCTACTATTAATATTGCTAGAAGGAAAGATTGTTTTCACAAGACTTCTTATTCTTGGCGATATGTTTTTTTCTATATAAGACTTTACTGGGTATTCTTCACCTTTGTTTCTACTTGATGGTGAATTTATAGTCAAAGTTATTAACTCATCAATTTCTGTAACTATTGCTTGATCTAAATCAATAGTCGGGTTTAGAGGAATATCTTCAGGCATTAAAACTTCAAGTATTGAGTTTGATCTATAACGTCTATTCCAATACTTCCCTGAAATGTTTTGTGCGTCTTTCTTAGTAAAAGCCCCAACAGGTGTTATGCTAAATATTGCTGCTACTTGCTTTTCACGAGGAATTTCATAAGCAATATAGTCAGGTTTAGAATAATCATTTATTACAATTTCCATACCAAGTACTATTTCTTCATCAGGTTGTAGTCTTCTAAACTTTTTAATAAAAGCATTTTTAACTAATCTGGAAGTTGCACTAGATTTATAAAATCTTCTATTGAATATATTTCCACCCATTTCTATAACAGCATCTTTAGTTCCACAATAAATTGCGTTTCCTTTAGAAGTTCCTCTAATACCTATCGTCATAGATTGCCCAGCTATTTTTTCTGTTGATGAAAAAGATATGTTGTCATTTAAGTCATTTTTAAGGTATCTTAAAAAGCTAACAATTTCTTCTTTAGAAAAATCTTTTATTCTAGCAGTTCTTACTTCGTTTACTGTTAATCCTGAATAATGCATTAGTGCTTCTTTAAAAGACCTTTTTCGGCCTTTTTCTCCACCGTTTTTAAGATACCATTGAATAGATCGTGTGTAAGTTTTTTTCTTTTTACCTTTTGAGCGATGCTCTTTGTCATTAGCTGTTGACTTTTTATAGATATTCTCACCTTTAGCGCCAGCTTTTGGGCCAGACCCTAAAGGTGTCGAAACGCCACCAACAGCTCCGCCGCCCATTGAACTAAACTCACTTAAAAGTCGTTCTACTACCTTTTGATAAACTTCGTCTCTCATAAAATACCTCTTTAATATGCTATATATTTATCAAAAAGGTACAGTATATACTCCATCAATTTTATCTTTTTCATCTTTCATTACAGCTTCATGTGCTAATTGTAATGTCAATGCTATCCTTGACTTGCTAGCATTATAAAACTTATTGTCTTCTGATGTCATGTCTTTTAAAAGTGATATTGCATTCCATTCATCCCATGTCAAGCTAATATTATGGAATTGCAGTAAGAACAATGTCATATCATTAACCTGATATTTTGGACAGTCATCGTTCCAGTCGTAATACTGTCCTAACTTTTCTTTATGCCACTCTGATGTTGTATCAATGTATCTGTTTCTTGTTAACGTCCCAACTCTGCCTAATATAGAGAGTAATGAACATTTTATAATAACAGCTTTGCTTAAATCATATTCAAGAGCTTTATTCAGTGCATTAGCTTTTTTAGCTAGTTCTAGTGCATATTCAACTAAACCACCAATTCCGCAAAAAGGCTCTTTTTCTCTTTGTGAAAAAGAACCCATTAATATTCTTTGTCCAAATGTGTCAACCAGTTTATCCACGTTTTCATCTTTTAGCTTTTCCAGTAGGTTACTATATTTTGACCATAAAGCTTCAACGTCGCGTTCTTTGTACATTATTTTCCTTTATAACTTCCATGTAAACCCTGTTAGGTTTTGAAATCTTCTTGTTAAGTTTTTCTTTTCACTTAATTCGAGCTTAATTGCTGTGTAGTTTTTGCCTTCATCAAGTAATGTTTTAAGGCGCCTTGATGACTCAAGCAGTTGTTTAAAACATTCAAGCTGAACTTCGCTGCCTTTTAAGTCTATTTCTATGTCGTTTCCTAAAATATACTTTGCAGCGATTTCATGTAATATTTGTTCTTTATTTAAGTTCATAAAATTTCTCTCTTGTTTTTTTTAATTATGTATTAAATTTTTCTATTTTAAGAGGAAAGTAACCTAAATTTTTATCTTGATATCCTTTTTCAACTATTTCTTCAACTAAGTTTAAGTTTTCGCTAGAAATATCAACTATTAATGCATCATGTAAGACATATAAAGGAACAAAAAGATTAGTCTTTTTTACCAGACTAGTAAAATAAATCAACGAAACATCAACTGCTGTTGACTGTATATAGTTATTAATTAATATATTTTCTTTTTCTTCTTTTAAGTTCCAAATTGGTCTTCCAAAATAGTTTCTACGAATACCATTGTCATCTATGTTTTTTGACATTTCTAAAATTTTACTAAAGTTAAAGTATTCATTAATTACATTGAACAATTCCTTGCTTTTGTTTTCTGACAGATTTTGTAGAGAAGTGTAATTTGCTCCATAAATGCTAGATATAACTGCCTTTTTAATAACAGACCTGTCAGCTGTATATGATAGCAAACTCAACACATCTTCATATATATCATTATTAGTATCATTGCCTGATAACTTAGCAGTTATTCTTGGCTCAAGTGCTGAAAAGTCTATGCTATAGATGCATCCGTTTTCATATCTACTCTTTAATATACTTCTATGTCTAGAAGGTAGTGTAAGTATTTTTGGCCCACTTTTTACTACAAGTCTTCCAGATACATTGTTTAATTTTTCATAAACAACTTTCTTGGTAATCTTATTTCTTGATCTAAAACTCTTTAGTGTATTTAATACACTTTCATTTTTTTCAATTTCAATAAAAGACTTGTAAACAAGTAAATCAATATTGCTGCTTTCTAGACTTTCAAATAAAACATTAAACTCATTAAAAGTATTAGAGTATCTAATTTCAGAGTCATATTTTTCAAACTCATCTTTACTCTCTTCTAAAGTATTATAATAGTCATCTAAGGCAAATTCTGGCAATACTTCTTCAATGTCAAAACTACTTTCATCTATTTCTTCAAAGAAGACTGTATACTTCTTAAAATCTTTTAAATAATCTATATTGTATAACTTAAATAATTCTTTATTCATACTAAAATAATATCAAAAAAAAACTATTTTTACAATTTATTAATCACCATATATATTTTTTAATTCTTTAGGTGCAGCTTCTTTTTTAAAGCCCTTTTCATTTGATCCCCAGTATCTAGCTGACTCAATACTTGATATGCTTCCTATAGCTATTGCTTGTAAACGTTTTATCTGTCCATTATTGTCTATAAAAGATTTATTTATCCCTTTTTCTGCCAATCTTTTGCTTTTATTTTCTAACTTAATTTTAAGTTTACCTATTGCTGTAACGTTTAAATTTTGATTATATGAGCCATTTTTAAAGTCTTCATTCATGGTAGAAATATCGATGTGAAATGCTTCACCTTTGTCATAATCATAATCAGCGCCAATTCCTGTTACTCCGAGCTCTTTACAAGCTTTTAAAAATGCCCATATAATTTCATTGTCTTTACTTTTAGTTTGATCAAGTTTTAATTTAGCTGTGTTTTTCATAAGCATAACATCAACGCCATAGCCGCTGTCATGTCTAATAGTAGTAGATAAGTTTCTTGATTCTGCTAAGTAAAGAGGAATGTCACCTCCGGAATTTATCAAAACAGTATCAAATTTACCTCTATACTCATCTAGACTTAATACAAACTCTGCAGCATATTTTAACAAATAAAACAAGTAAGGTTGTATCTTTATTCTTCTTTGATTTGTTTCGCTAAGTTTCTTTTTATTGGATTTAATTCTGCTTACATACGAGATTTTCCCAGCTATATTTCCATCAAAATTTGCGCTGTCTGGAGTAGAGTGTTGTATTAATAAGTCTGAAACTTTATAATCTAGAAAATTGCTTTTTTGATTGTCTGCGCTTACACTATCTTTAACCTTTTCAAAGGAAATAAATCTATTTGATAGCGGGACTGTTGCATCAAGCTTTTTCTTAAAATCATTCAAAGTCTTTTCGTTCATCTTGAAATCATTAGCAAGTTTAGCGTAGTCTATAACTACTCCTTTCTCTGCATTATAATCAACATTTCCTACACTATTTTGACTAGATGTCTCAGCAGGAGGAATCCACTTTGTCATAACTTTTAAAAATAAATCATCTTTATTGA